CTTACACCGTGCCGGCAATTTCGTTTCCGATTACTGCGGCATTTACTGATGGGACCGTAAACAACGCAATGCAAATTGGCTATGTAACAGCCAGTTTGGCATCTTTTGAAGTAAATGCGGGAGGCGCTTCTCAAGCGGCATTATACCCCAGCAATGCGGCAGTAAATCGCCGCACGGCAGGCGCTTACAAAGTCAACGATTTTGCTGTATCAACCAATGGTGGAACAGTAGCAACTGACACCCTCGGGACAATTCCAACAGTAGATCGCCTGCGATTGGGTGAACGCGTTGCTGGCAACAACCTTAACGGCTACCTCCGCCGCATCACCTACTACCCCCGCCGTCTGAGCAATGCCGAATTGGTCAGCATAACGAGCTAGTCATGGCAAAACCACGCATCGATCTTACTGGGCGCTTGTTTGGCCGTTTGACGGTCAAGAGCAGGATTGTTCCACTTAAAGGACGGACGCTCTTTGTCTGCGCTTGTGAGTGCGGCAAAGAAGTTACCTTGAACGGTTCTGATCTTCAGACAGGCAATACAACGTCATGCGGCTGCCTTCGGGACGAAAAAATCGCAAAGGTCAATTACAAACATGGCGCGGCTTCATGTAATGACCTAACTGGCGCATACCGTTCGTGGCGCACTATGAAAGACAGGTGTTACAACGAGGACAACAATCGCTTCTATGCCTACGGCGCACGCGGCATCAAGGTGTGCGACAGGTGGCGTGATTCGTTTGAGAACTTCTTTGCGGACATGAGGGAGCGCCCAGACGGATATACGCTTGACCGCATTGATGTCAACGCAGACTACAGCCCTGAAAACTGCCGTTGGGCGTCAGTTTCGGAACAAGCCCGCAACCAGCGCACAAATGTCTGGTATCAGGTTGGTGATGAACGAATGATCCAAGCTGATGTGGCTCGGGCGTTAGGTATTCACCCGTCGCAAGTGCTTGGAATGCGCCGCAGAGGCGACTTGCCGTCACACATTCAGGCCATCACAACATGACCCCCGACCCCTTCGACCCATTCAACGAGGTGCCCATGTACACGGACTACTTCCTGAAATTCACCGACGAAGCCGAGGCCAACGAGGTGCTGTTTACCGAGCAGACCAGCGTCCAGGGCGACGTGGTCGAGACGGTCTTGGTGCCCAAGTACGCGGCGGTGGATGTTATCGGCACCATCTACAAGCCCACGGGCAACGTGCTGCCTGCTGAGGATAGCAGCGGAGATGCGGTGCCTGAAATGGATCCGATTGATGGTTGGCATGTCAATGTGCGGCATACTGAGCCTGTGCCGGAATTGGAGCCATTCCAAGTCTTCCCCAAAAACCCTGTACGTATGTGGGCGTGATATGTCAGAAGATTTGCTTTCTCACAAATTGCAGGTTCTCCACGAAGATGTGGGGGAAATGAAATCTGTTCTGAAAGACCTGACGGCGGCGATTACGAAACTGGCTCTGATTGAAGAGCGCCAAACTCAAGCAGCAGCGGCTCAGGAACGGGCTTTCCAGGCTCTAGAGCGCGTCGAACAGCGAGTCTCATCCCTAGAGGCTTACGTCCCTGCAAACAAGCGTGTGAGCGTTTGGATGGACCGAGCGACCTGGGGGGCTATCGGACTGCTCTGCATGTTCGTGGCAAAGAAAACGGGGTTAGCATGATTGAGATGGTCGGCGGCGGAGTTATAGGTTCCATCTTTGGTGGGCTATTCCGACTCGCTCCAGAGGTTCTTAAGTGGCTAGACAAAAAAGATGAGCGCAAGCATGAGCTTGCCATGTTCACGCTTCAGACCGACCTCGAAAAGGTCAAGGGTAACTTCCGAATGGAAGAGAAGTATGTGGACTACTCGACTGAGCAACTTAAGGCTATCCAAGAGGCTTTTAAGGAACAGTCCACCACAGCCAGAGAAGCCGGTAAGTTTGTGTCTGCGGTGTCTGCCCTAGTTCGACCTGGGATCACTTGGGCGCTCTTTGGGATGTACGCAGCGGTAAAGATTGCGGGTTTGTCTATCGCTATCTCTTCTGGTGCGCCCTGGCAGGATGTGGTCATCAAGGGTTGGAGCCCAGATGACTTTGCCATGCTCAACATGATTTTGGCATTTTGGTACGTTGGAAGAAGTCTAGAGAAGTACCAGAAGTGAAAGAGGCGATTGACCTAGCGACGGAGGGTTTGATCAAGCCTTTCGAGGGCTATCACAAAAAGCTACCTGACGGTGGTTGCCTTGCTTATCCTGATCCAGGAACGAACGCAGAACCTTGGACGATAGGTTGGGGCTCAACAGGCCCAGATATCCGCCCAGGCACCGTTTGGAGCCTTGAGGCGGCACGTTCTAGGCTATCTGCCGAGGTGGCTCACTTTGCTGTTGGTGCGCTTAGGATGTCACCCGGCTTGAGAAACGCACAACCTCGCCAGTTCGCTGCCATCATCTCGTTCTGCTACAACTGCGGGCTTGGCAACTATCGTGTCTCAACTCTGAAGAAGAGAGTTGACGCGCAGGATTGGCAAGGTGCCAAGGAAGAGATAGTGAAATGGAACAAGGCAGCAGGTAGAGTTCTTCGAGGACTGACCTTGCGCCGACAGGCAGAAGCCGCTATGCTGTAACTTCTCCTGTCGGCTGCAAAGCCTTAAAGCCTCTTCGGAGGCTTTTTTTTCGCCCACTCGGCCATGATGTACTTCTCTAGATACTCACGGCCAGATTTACCTCTAGCTTTTTCAATACCCTCAAGGTACGTTTTACGGTTTCCCTTTGGCATTGAGAGGACGAATCTGGCTTCACACTCTGCTCGGTGATGCTCTCGACTGTCGTAAACCTGTGCTGATTCGCGCACTCACGCCTCCTCTTTTCCCCTCGAGTTTCAAGTACAAACGTCCAGACTCCGCATGTTGGACAGCGCATGTTTTCTTCGATCCTCGTAAAAGATTCCCAAGTCCCAGACGCTAGACACAGTTTTCCGCATCTTTGCTTTTGAGCGTTTGTTGTACTCTTGTCTGCTCAGTTTAGGAGGCTTCTTAGCTTCTTTACCTGGGCCATAAGCGTAGAGTGCGCGAGGATACAGCCTCCCACCGTCTTCGTCACGCCGATAGCCTGAGATGTGATAGTGGTCACATCCCTGAAGAGCGGCGGCTATCTGATTAACGTGCTTAATCTTTAACTGTTCTGCCAACTCTCTGGCTGTCATGGGGCCAAGTTCTTGCAGGAGAGTCAGGATTCTCAATCTTATAGGGACAGGGGCCGGAGCCTGTGAAAGGCGACATCCAAACTTGCCATTGCCCAGACGGAAAGGACCTTCTTTGGCAGCCGAAACATCTGTCATCAAGCCACGATCCCCAGTTTTCATCATGGTATTTAATTCCATCACATCTTGCTACGTTACTCATCAATCTTCCCCAGTGCGTCTTGGATGAGTTCTCTGACTTCGATCATTGCATCTCGAAACTGCTCAGGGTCATCAAGGTGCTTTAGAGCGTTTCTAAGCCGATTGTCAGCAGACCAGAGTGCTGCCCATGCAATGCCTGCTTTGAAGGCTTGCTCGACCTGTAAAGCCTCATCTGGCAGGTTGAACTGCATGATGACCTTCATAGGAATTGCTCGAAGTTAGGAGGCTTCCATCCTTCAGGCTTCAGAACCTTCCCCGATGGTGCCTTCTGAAATCGTCCATCCACCTGCTTATCCGAAATGTTAGATCGATGAAGCTCTGCCCAGGCACTACCAAGGCGAGGCCCAACAAGCGTATAAGCCAGACAAAGAGATACCCAAGCAAGATCAAGTGATGCATCAAGAAGCTCGACAGGGTTCGCATCCATGTCAATCGGTTCTTTCCTAATGGAAAAAGACGCGCCATCTAGGACTCCTATGGCTCTGCGAAGCTCTACGGATAGAGAAGGACACTGGAGCGACTCCAGCATCTCTTTAGCCTCTTCCAGAACTAGGGATGTGTAGAGTTCTGTGTGGAACTGGTGTCCTACACCCTCGACCCACTGCTCAACCGATTCGATTGGATTCATCCAGCTTCTCCATGATTCTTTTGAGGTAGATCGCCTGATCCAATGCTTCCTCATAGGCATGTTGGACCCATTGGCGCAACTCCAGAGGGTTTTCAGATACGGTAGTGCCGTACTTAGCGATGCCCATCTGCTGACGCCTAACGATGTCTACGCAGACTCGGCTTTCAGTTCCTGTTGCTGGCATAGGAGGATACTTATAGATGTTGGATGCGGTGAACATGCTTTTTGAGTAACCAGCGGTCCCCCAGGCGGATAACCGAGCGCACCCAGGCGCGTTGGTTGTGGCGATCCAAGTGAGGAATACCGCAGTGGAAAAGAGTTTTGGCGTGTCGTAGAAGTGCTTTAGTAGTCATAGAGTTCCACCCAATCAATAGCCAGGATGTCGTCAGAACGCAGGTTGCAGTAAGAAAGATGCATCAGGAAATTGATGCTGATGAATTCTGTTCCATGCCATGCTTTTCGACGGACTTGCTTTCCGTTTTTCATCGCCAGCAGAGCCATGCTGAAGCACATCTCTCCTGTGGCTGCGTCATAGAAGTGCTTCATCTGCTTCCCTCAATATTTGGTCTTGCAGTTCTTTCTTGGTCGGAGGTTTTACCGTACCGAAAGGCCAGCAAGGCGGGGCGTTCTTGGATTTGGTTCCGTCAGGTTTAGTGAACATGATCAATCCTAAAAAGGCGTGTCCATGTCATCCCAATCATCATCGCGGGTGCCTTTCTTAGCCCCAGCGGTCTTCTCTGCTTTGCCCACAAACTCCAAGGCATCGATGGTGCCGCGCATGTTGTGGTAGGTCTTGCCGTCTTTCCCCTCGTAGACCTCAATGTGGATGTCTCGCATGTCCACAAAGATCAGCGTCCCTTTGCCAAGAAACGGCGCAAGAGAGTCAGCCCGCTCACCAAATAACGAGGCTTGAATCCACTGCGAAGGCTTCTTGCCGTCACGATCCTTCTGACCGTAGTTGTAAGCCAGCACCAAGTTTGCCACGGTCACGCCACTACGGGTAGAGCGAATCTCGGCATCTTTACCCAAACGACAATTTCCAATCAATCGCATCATTCTTCCTTCAAGTGATATTCGGCAAACTGCTTGCCATTGCGTTGTTTCATAACCTGCCGGATGTCGTATCCTGCTTTGCGTAGTTCATGAATACGCGCAGCAAGACGAAAACACCCAACTTTTTGCAGGGCATCCTGTGGCGTGACAGGCCCCTGTCGGAGAAGTTCAACTATTTGATGGCACTGTGATTCCATTAAGTTTCTCCACAATCAAATCAACCTCAGTCAAGAACTGAGAGACTTCATTCTCAAGTTCTTTGATCTTCTGGGCATCAGTGTTTACCCTATAGATCGCCAACTGGAGGTGCTCAGGGAACCTTGGATCGAAGGACACGAAGTCACACCAAGGTCTACCCGTCACAGCCATCTGCCAATACATCTGAGGCAGGTATTCGGGGTCAGCCGATCCGCGAAGCAGGTTGTCTAGGTGAGTCGCTGAGTTAGGGCACTTGATCTCAATCAGGCCTTCCCCTGGGAAACCATCAGGAGACGCGCCTGACATTGGAATCGTCGGGTGGTCAATAAACCCTACGTCCTGAATCAGTTGACCAGTGCGGTTCTCGTATGCAAGTTTTGCATAAGGCTCCTGATCGATCCCATGCTGCATCGCCGCGTTGGTGAAGCCTTCTCTTTTGGACCCGGTGAGTCGCTCAAGAGCCAACTCGACAGCGTAGTTCTTTCGAGAAGCTGATGCTCCAGTTTTGGTCTTGGCAACGATGTCCTTAATCCGAGACGCAGTTGCCTTGCCTACCCTTTGCTGAAACCATTCAGGCGTCTGTTGCATGTTCTTCCTTGATTGCAATGTCCCGTACAACACCCCTCCACGGGAGGTTCTGTGCAAGGGTTGGTCCGAGGTTGACTCTCAGCGCTGCTTCGCCTGGAGTCTCGGCACCTAGATACCAATGCTTTCCATCCCAGTAGGAGAATCTCAGCAATGGTTCGTTTTTCCATGTCTGAAACTTCCTTTCATAGACTCCTACTCGGACGGGGCTGACAGTAGTGAACCACTCAGTTCTTGTTTGCATTCTTCAGTGACTGACCGTGAGTGGCCCAGAGCTTCGCCTTCATCGGGCTGGCAGGAATGGCTCCAAAAGCCTTCTGAAGGGCTTTTACGCTCTCCAAAGCGGCATCCCTAAGCTTGGGTAGGTGTTCGTCCTCGAAAGCCTTGTAGACCGCATCTACTTCATGTGAATCAGACTCAGAGTCGTTATCGCCTTCAGTGGGTATCGCAAAAGCCTGGAGCGCAGCGTACTTGTAGGCAGCAGACATTGCCTTGTTGGTAGCTTTGTCTGCTGAGTCCATCGCTTCGCCGTAGGTCTTGACGATGTGCTTTGATCCGTCCTCTGCGCTGATGAAGTCAAACTCGACCTCAACAGTAACGTAGAACAGAATCCCTCCCTTGGAAGACGGACGCTCGGCAACCTCTCGGCTTAGTACGCGAGGGAGGATGCAAAGTCCAGCTTCTGCAAGCAGAGGGGACAAAGCGTTGTAGACATCATCAATGCCGCGAAACGTGTAGTTCTGCTGCTGGTTCTTGCGGTCTTTAGTGATGCCTGTTTTGGCTAAAGACTTCTGAACCTGATTGATTGCTTTGTAGACTTTCATACCTTGAATTCATCAATAGAGCGACCATTGGAAATGTGAGTCTTCAGCCACTTAGCCATGATGCCGCGACCAGACCAAGTGTTCTCACCGTCACGGTACTTGGGTACTACAGGCTTACGCTCTTTGGCGACCTTTACCTTGGGTTGCTTCTTAGGCTCTTCCCAGGTACATACAACTTCCCTGTCCCAAAAGACCATCTTGGTATCGGTCTGGATAGGAAGCGGAAACTGGCCCTGCTTCATGTACTTATGAACCTTGCCGCGAGTAGTCCCCAGCAAAGCGCAAACACCATTGATAGATAGAAACATCTTGTGTCCTTTCGTGTCTTGTGACGGTTAGATTGTGGAGGTTAAATTTTAACGTGAGAGTAGGTGTTTTCCCTAAGTTGTTGAATCCACTTCAGGGCTTTTCCAGTGCAGACTTGAGAGCCTGTAACTCGGAGAACCCTCCAGCCCAGGCACATAGCTTCGGCGTACTTCTCGGCGTCTTTCTCGAAACCGGAACCTCTGGTATGGCGACCCCCAATCCATGTTCCGCCCTCGACCTCAACGGCCAGCATGTGAGCAGGCCAAACCATGTCCAGCCTCCAGCGGCGTTTAGGGTGGAACTTGTGCTCAAGCCCAGGCTCTTCTATGCCTGCTGCGCGGAGTTGGTCGAGGAGTAGAAGTTCTAAGTTAGACATAGCCGCTTAATCGTTATATTCAAAGCATCAATCTCTTCCATCTTGCGAATCTTCCAGGCAAACCGCTGTCCATGCCAGCCCATTCGCGGACCAGTATGACATTCAGGACAGAGGGCTACGCAGGTGTACTGAAGCCCCTGGACGATATGGTGAGCCTCTGAAGGCCCAGGCGCATCACAGACACTACAAGGTAGAACCTTAACCATAGCAAGGTGCCTACGCTCGGCAGGATTGAGTTTATTGTTCAAACACAACTCCTAGATTCATAGCCGCATAACTCTGCACATTCTCCATATACTCACCAAACTCAGTTACAGACATTTGAGTAGTTGACTTTCTGCGGGTGATTATTTCACCATCAGGCAGAGTTACTTCATCGCATACGCCAAACTTACGCGCAAACATTTCATGCCAAACGTCTGAGTCATATTGCTTGCCATTGACGAATGCCTGCTGAGAAATCGTCTTGTACAGATAACCCCACAACCTAGCATTCTGAGCAGTATTGCGTTTGGCTTCTTCAGTAGTAACTATCAGTCGGATTGGGGTTCCTTTATCTGCAAAAGCCTGGGCGTTTCCTTTGATGATTGCACAGAATCCTGTCCAGACATCCGGGTTTCGGAGTACAAATTCACGGTACATGGTGTTAGTGGCAGAAATGAATCAGTCCAATAAAGATGGAACTTGTTGTACTCGCATACTCGCTCAATAAGAATTTTTGACTCATTGTGGTAGTAAAAACACTGATCTCGTTTATGGCACCAACCGCCCATGCAGGAGATCATTCAATAACCTCTTGTTCCTTGGCAACTTCTGCAAACTGAAACGTAAGATTCCACATATGCTCAAACACTGGACGCTTTTGTAACCACGCCCAAAACTTATTTTGAGCCTCTACGATATTATTTGCTTTTACAACTACAGTGCCGCTTTCTGCGTTTCCAGAACTTGACCATTGGACTGTAAATATTTTCATGGGTTGCCCCTTGCGCGGATGGCGGCGGCGCACTGTTCGGCCTCACTGCATGAATCATCATCAAGATCAAACAGGCTTTCACATACCTTCGCGCAGGCTTCTCTTTCATCTGCACGGACAAGGGCGGCCAAGAGTTCAAACAGTTGGCGTTGCCACTCGGCGTGATTCGCCATTAGCGGGCCTTCCTCATCAGAAAACCGAAACCCAGCCTCCCGCGCCATGCGGGTGATGTCGTATTTCATGCCTTCCCCTCCACTTTGGCGCACGCTTCCTTTGCTTCTTGCATTGCAGGGTGTTCTCCATCTGCTTCCATCAGTCGGTTCTCCAGCGTGTTGCAGTAGCTAATGAGGCGGCGCAATGCAGCAGCGAGTTCGTTATTCACCGAATGCAGGCGGCGCAGTTCCGCAGCGGCAGCATGTGATGCTTCTCGGTAGCCCCAAGTGGTTGTTGGGTCTTGCTCAATGATGTCGGCAAGACGAAGTGCTTCGGGTTGTTCAGTCATGGTTCTTGCTCCTTAAAGCGGCCTCGATGGCGCGGGCGAATCTGAAATAACGGTCATCTCGCAGGTCTTCAATCTCCTCCTCGCTCAACGAGCGCCATTCGCGGCGGGGTGGGTGGGTGAAGAGAGGCACGCGCCCTTGTGACTCATCCGTGTAGATTTCGGCATACCCGTAGAGCCCCAACGTCAACCCCTGCAAATTTTTGGGATTGATCCAAGCCACCGGCTCCTGCTCCGGCTCTGCTGGGCGATGGGGTTTGTAGTCTTCGCTCTTTGAGCACTCAGCCAGCAGCCAGCGTGTGCATTTGCCTTCGGGCCCGTTGTCCACGCAGTCTGGGTATTGACATGGCTCCGGCTGCTCCAGCGCGGCGCGCAGGGCGTCCTTAGCATCGTAGAACACGCCAGCGTCTTCTGGGTACTGGTCCGGCGAACTGTTCTCCAACGCCTCCAGCGCCTGCTGGGCGGCGGTTCTCAAGTTAGTACTCATCTGGCTCTTTCAAAAGTTGAATTAAGAAGTTCTCAAACTCACTGACAAACCCAACAGTAAACCAATCAATCATCTCAACATTGTTGATTTGAATCGATGTCATGTAAAACTCAGGAGGCTCAGGAGGCTCCCAATACGAACCTGGGTGGCCTTTGTCAGCGTAGAACTCGACTTCAAACTTAACACCTTGATAAACAACTTGCATTAGGCAACCCTCTTGATCTTCAGCATTTCACGAACCTTGTCAGGCATCGGAGCCGACAGTTTTTCATCCTCTTTAATCTTCAACAAAGCATTGTCAGGTTGATTAACCTTCTGGATGTCCTTGTGCCTGGGCGGGAACACATCCCTCCAGCCGTTGACTGTTGATTGATCCAGGCAGGCATTGGGATCATGCCCAGCGGCCTTCAATGCGTAGAGTTCTTTAAGCACCAGCATTGCTGCTCTGCCGGTAAAAGGAATGCGCTTCATCGCCTTCCTCATCTCTACAAAGCCTTCCCAGGCTTCTCTATCAACCCAAGGTGGTAGTGCGTCCATGGTTAAATTCTGGCATTGTCAAAGACCTTGAACATAGGTGAAAACCCTAGTGCTTGACAAGTTCTGTGGACTTCCTTAGACTTCGCGCATCTGTCGGATTGGTAACCCGATAGAAGCACACAACTGCGACATCCGAACCCTTATTGAGGGGGCGGGCTTCGTCAAAGCGCATGGAAGGTGTTGTGACCAACCATGTTGCGGCAAACCAAGCCTAAGGCCCGTATCTCTCAATAAGGGTTTTTTGCTTGATGCGCCACACCCGTCAGGGCGCGTTAGCTGATTGGCCTGCATGGGCTGAACCCGAGAAACACCGGCCTTCCTCCACCCGGAAGCGTAGCCGAGCGGCCTGTCAGTGAGGGACCGCAGAAGATAGCTTGGCAAGTGGTGAGACAAACAAGCTATCGAAG